GGGCTAAGTTCCCCAAGAAGTTCTGCTATCTGACTAGCAGTGGGCTCTACCAAACTAGGCTTTTTAAGTATCAAGGTTTTTCTATCTTTGCCATATGGAATTTTAGTGTAATCCATCGTGAGATTGATTGATACGTCTCTTTTGTACTCTGTTCGTCCTCCAATATACTGTAGAACAGGACCGGTTGCCCTACCAATAACTGGAATAATAGCAAATACGTCTCCCGGATATGTATCATTAACCTGAATACTCTCGGCAATAACACCAGAAATAATATTTGTTGGCCTATTATTAAAGGCTAAACTATAAGTGATTTCTCCGTTGTATTGATTGGTTCCAAGGCTAATTGACACGGGCTGAGAATTTAATGCGACAGCAACGAGATTATTCGCACGTTTGTATATGTCACTAGTCAGTCCAAATTGACCACTATTGGATATTTGATTATATTTTCTAAGAGCATTAGCATAAGCACCGCTTGCGGCGTTTAGAGATGGGTCTCCAAAACCAGAAGGGGAAATACTTCTTAAACCCTTAATGTTTCCATCAATATTAACCGACACAAATGGATCTGTATTGGAGGTCGCAGTGGTCATGCTGAACGTTTCATTAGCAGTGCCACTACTCAAAACCCAACTTTCAGATACAGAATAAGTACCTTCAGTAACTCCGATCTGCTCAGTTCTTACGTGGTTATACCCGCCGTAAGAATCTACTAAGTTTACAGTTCCAGAACCTATTTGTCCTGCGATATTTGGATAAGGTATGCCGCTGCCACCATATGATAATCTCTTCTGAACAAAATTCTTCGCCTGCTCCCAAGCGGGACGATTAATCGTGTTAGAAGGATCTTGATTATAGTTATAATCTAAACCGTCTGGACCGTAAACGGTTTTACCTGTGGCATTTAGATTATGCGTAATTCTGTATGTTATCGGATTGTCAGGGCTTTCTCCACCAGCTTCGTCTGCCTCTAAGCTCCAATCTTCACTATAGGTTTCAATAAAAGCTGTGTCTTCATCGTCTAGCAACGTTTGAATTGTTGTTGCTGTGCTTCTTACGTCAAGACCGCTATTGGCAAAAGTGCCCTCCAAATCTACGAGCAATTGATCGTCATCAAAATTACCTCTAAGAAGATAATCTGCTTCTAGGACGATAGTAAATTCAGATTTTGTAAGATACGGCCCCTCTGTAAAATCAACACTTACAGTTCTGGGGTAACAAACAACTGTAGCACCGGCATTGTCTAGAACATCAGAAAGTTCTACTCGTTGACCATCTTGAGCAAATAGTGCCCGAAGAGCACGTTGCTTGCTAACAATAGCAGAAGCAGGCTTGGTGTTTTGAACGATTGTGGGATTGGAACCTTCTATGATCTGCTGTCTAGGCGGCTTGGCCCTAACAGATAGTGGAACATTATCAAATTGATTATATGGGCCAATGAGAGTCCCTGTATCGGCAGGACCAGTAAAGAAATCAAAAATCTGGTCCGTTGCAGAATTTAGGGCATAGGGTGTGCCATGTTCTGGAAGTAACGTACCCGTCAGCGTGATGGTATAAGTAGCACCAAAGGTGCCCTGCTTATTTTTTAATACAGTCTCAGAGATTTGTATAAATGGCGTTGGCCGTATGGAACAAATCTGTGTTGGGTCGTTTTTATAGTGTACTTTTATAGGCATTTAGAAACCTCTTATCCTTAAATCAAGAGAGTCTGTAGTTGCAGTGCTCCCCATGACTAAATTTAATGAACTTGGGAGTGGGCCACTTGGTGCTGATATGTTCAAGAACAATCCACTTTGATCTATCCCATCGGCAGAAGCAATCCCACTTACGCCAAAATTGTTCAGTCCTAAAGTATTATACACATTTGCACTGCTTGCTCCCAACATAGAAAGATTCATGTTTCCAGACTCTAATACTGGTCTGCCAGAAGCAACCAGATTCATAGAACCATCTTCTTGAGTTCCAAATAGTATCTTTAGATCAACCTCTTTTACGTATGGTCTGTGTGCCACAAAACCCTTTCTGGAGGGGTCAAAGCCAGAAACTTCTAAGAAAATGTCACCATTTTGATTGCTAAAGATAATTCCTGAAATTTTGTATTCAATTGGGTCGCCAGAAACGTTCTGGTATACCCTAGTTTCCAATCTATCTGTACTTTCTTTTGGTTTTTTATTGCCAAATACGTGGGCATCTATCCATCCGCCACTGTTTGGAATGGCTGGAATTTGCTCTCTGAGCATAGCGTCAAAGGTGTATGCAGATCCAGCGTTTGCAAGACCACTCGTTGGGTGATTGCCGCTTGTAGGCCAATCATGGTTTGGAGATCCAATTACCAGCGTGTAATCACTATCACCACGGAAAGAGCGGTAAATGGCTACAGATTTTCCAAAGTTGTCGTTATCAGACCCACTAGCAGTTAGGATGAATCCTCCAAGTCCATCATCATCAATATCTGTTTGAATTCTGTCTTGATATCCCACTGCGTACAGCTTTTCAGCAAACTGCCACTCTTGCGTTCTGGCTCCAAAATCTACTAATTCATTTCTGTAGTTGTAAACAGCACCACCATTAAGGATCATAAGACCGCTATTATTGTTGAACTGGTCTACACGGATACCAGAATCGGCTAAGTCATAGAAGGAATGGGACGGAATGTCGTATTCGCCGTTAAAGCTCTTTCTTTGGAAAGCTGTACTTAAACCGCTTCCATTGTAGGCGACCGCACCGCTGTAGATATGGTGATGTAAGGTAGCGAAGTCATGATTAGGAGCACCGATTGCTGCCATATCACAATCCATAGAAACAGAGAATCCAAATCTATCGCCCCTTCTTCCATATTCAAGAATAAAGCTAGGATCTGCAATTTGGTGTGGACCACGCTCTGCTTCCAGAACCTCAATTGGGCTTGGAGAGAAATCGTAAATTCCGACATTTACATTATCAGGCTTGATCTTAGCACCAAACTCCCAAGGTAAACCCTCTGCAATTACATTTCTGCCGTTGTCTGTGTTGTTGTATACAAATGCGGCACCAGCACCACCATCTGCACCAATCTTGGCTCCAGACCCAGCTTCTCCATTTTGAATCTCATGCCACTGGACAACTCCACTAATTCCGCTAACCGCTGTTTCAGCAGTAAACGCATTGTAAGGAGCACCAACAATTAACTTACCATCATTGATCTCAATAGAGTAACCGAACAAGTCGCCCGGACATCCAGAATTAAATATGTCATAATCTAGATAATCTGTGTTTTCTATCTTCATCAATTCTGTCATGCCGCCACCAATACCGGCATCAACAATAAAGTCTTTATCTGTATCGTCATTAAGATCTAACAGCAAGTCGTAATCTTGATAGATACCACCTTGGTAATTTACAATATCTAGGAAATCACCGCTAAATCTTGGATAAACACCATGAGTTCCAAGTGCGTCGTTATTAAAGAACTCTTCTTTTCTAGCCTGTATTTTTAATGGCTCTTTAATTTCTTCAGGTCTGGTTAATGTGGTTGGATCATAAGAATCTTCATTATCTGAATAAAGACCCAAACTACCTACCACGCCATTTCCACCCCAAAGTCGGCTTGGGCAAAGAGTGCCAGCACCAATAGATGATCCACTTACGGCAACATATTTAGCTGTACTGCCACGCTCAGGAGCACGTATCTTCTGTGTAAATTCCCAATTCTTTCCAGCAACAGTATTTCTAGGAATACCAAGATCAAACCCTCCAGCCTGACCCTGCGGAGAACCGGCTCCACCGCCAAATCCTACGCTGCCATCTCTTGACTCTTCTGGACTAGGCGGATACAAGTTTCTAACAAAACTCTGATTACCCTGAGTAGCAGCCGCCCTATAGTGAGGACATTGCCCCTGCAATAACGTAGAGTCTGAAATCAGAATAATCTTTGATCTTCTAGATCCATTTCTGAACGAAGTAAAGTTCTCAAACTCTTCTGCTACAATGACTGGGCCATCTTCTATTTCTTCCTGTGCCCAATCTACAGAAGCCTCTAAACAATCAGGATCGTCAAATGGAATGTCTCCACAGTATAATTGACTCTTATGTTTTACAGGTCTTGATTCGCCCGGAATGTATCCGCTCTGAGCAGGGTTGACAATGTACATACAATTAACTGGAATAGGAGGACCATCTGGCACAAGTCCACTACTCGTAGTTGTACTAATTGTGGTTATTACTTCAAGTGGTGCTCCCGATACTGAGAGAATACGAGGTGTTGAAGGTGGTAAAGGAATACCAGATAACAACTTAGCATCTATAAAGCTAGACCATCTGTTTGTATTAAATTGTAATTCTAACTCGGTTATATTCTGTACCTCATCAGTTCTAAAATCAAATACAAATTGAGAAGGAGTAAAGGTAGTAGTCTTATTCAATTCTGTAATAGTTCCACATGAATCAAAACTTGTGGATGCTGTGCCAAAATTGCCCTCTCTTTGTATCTCAGTAGGTGTATCTAGACATATTCCAAACTCTTCAAATTTAGTCTCAGAAACCCAGTTGACCCAAACTCTGTATCCAGATCCCGGTTCGATTGGGAATTTAACAGAAGCGTTTCCATCAATCGTCCAGTTGTTTCTGCTAGTGTACTCTTTGTATGTCTGAATGACAGGATTATTGAAGGATATTATTCTTTCGAAATCTGCCCCTCCAGAAAGCGGCACAATAGACTTCTTATCCGCCAAACCTAAATCACTTCCCTCGCCACCAGTCTTTTCACTAAATTCAATTCCACTCAAGCTAGTAGCAAATTGATAGTTGGGGAATGTCCATGCATATCCATCATCACAACCGCTAACACTGTCGGTTGCATAGTTAACAATCTGGCTGGAAGTTTCTCTACCGTAAGTCTCTACCACTGATTCTCTATGATATTCACCCTGTTTTGGTAGGAACATTGGCCTACTGGTGACACCAAGTCCGCTACAGAGATAATCAATTCTATCAGCAGTTTCTTGTGCATCTTCTTCATTATCCGCATTATACGTAATGATAAGTTTCTTTTCACCAGTATCTAACCAACTGTTTAAACTTGCGAAGTCACTGCTTGATGGTTTTCCAGATGGGAACGCAAGCCAAGCAAAATCTATCTGATCGTTCAACGCACTCATTGGTTGATTCTCTTTAAAGTATCCTCCAGCGAGCAACAATTCAACATTTATTTTATTACCGAGACTATGATCTGTTGATGAACCATCATAGTTGTAAGCACTGTTTAAGGAGGATCTTCCTGTAAACCCATTAATTTGAATACCTTTAGCAACCTCATCGCAGTTCTTGCGAATCATATTGAGATAGAATTCTGTATTCTTATCGTCATTATTGGTTGGGTGCGTGATACCTCTACTAGCATCATCTTCGGGCCATTGACCTGCTAAAATATAGACTCTAGAGTTATTGAGCGTTCCATCGGATTTTTTACCAGATTCAACAAGTGCAAAAATATGATCTGGATAGACAGTTTCTCTAACTGTCCTCTCAGATGTCGATGAAGTCCCCGTAGCTTGCAAGATTCCATCTCGACCATTAAGGGTGTCTGGATCAAACATGTCTCCACCAAATGTGAACTCATTGAATAATCCAGATATAGATGAATCGGTATCCTCTTGAATAGAGAAAGCAATCTCGTCTTCATTAACTTCTGCTAAAGAAATGTCTGTTTCGTTTTTACGTGTAACTTTATACTTGTAACGCTGCTCGTAATCGCACTGAAGTCCAGAAGTCGCCGGTTCAAACCAGTAAATATCAGGTAAGTGTTCAGCGGTAGTCAAAACTGGCGTTGGTGATTGATCCTGCTTGAAGAATAGCGGCTGTGGTGTGTCATCACAAATAGGAGTAAAGTTATTGAACAAGAAGGGCCAGTTTCTCTGGTATCGAACAACTTTACATGTCTTAGGTGTGGTCAAAACACAAGAGTCATTCCATTCAGCACGTAAATCTCCACGATTACCATCTAGTGGGAACTCACACTTTGTATTGATGATCTGCGGTGATCCATTACAACTCGCACCGTCTGGACAGCCAATTGTAGCAAAGTAATCTTCTAGACCGTCTCTGGATAAGTCTATTCTAATATCGCCAACACCCTTGACATAATATTTACCGTCATACTCAATTGTTCTGGCAGTAGAGTATGCTGGCAAGAATGATGCGGTTGCATTGTACTTATCATCATTTAAATCTTGCTGACTAACACATCCTTGTATCGAGTAGCTTTGATCTTTAGCGGCTTGAATCCGCATCCTAGAACCTAACTTTTCTAGGATTTTGTTAATAATATCATTAGACTCTTTGTATAGTCCATTATCTTCCCATACTGGGTCGTTACCAACCAAGACGAGATTTCTATCGCCAAGCTCCAGCCAATCTTTTATGTTGTCGATAATCTCATCACTGGCAGCGTCAACTTCTGGCGTAATAATAAACGCAAGACCGGCCTCTTGAGGAATCTCAATTTCCGAGAAGTCCATTCTTCTCCAGTCTTTACCTTGGTAGTCTGAAAATCCGGTAGATCCAGAACCAAAGATTAAAGGCCAGTTACTTTCATCATAGTATCCAGCGTCTCTTTCTTCATCGTGAGTTGATCTATCTAAGTTTCCGAAACGGCCAAACTCTACAACCTCGTTATGTGGGAAGTATTTTCTATTGTGGAACATTCTTACCGCACCAGCGTTATGATAAGAAGCCCAAGACTTAACATTATCGCCCCAAACATTAATGTCTTCAAATTCGTTGAAGGAGTCTGTAGGTGCCCCAAATGCTACAATCTCACCATCTTCGTCTACAGAGCAACTCCAGCCCATTCTGGATGTTCCCGCAAACTCGTCGATGAGGAACTTTCTTGTTCCGATATATCTAACATCATTATGACCGTACTCAAACGTCAACTGATATGGCTCTGGAAGTGAAGAACCCCAGAACGTAACATCGTTTCGATATTCAAACCTGTCTGGAGATTTGATGTAATCATAAGTAGCTGTCTTAGCGATTGCTGCACCAGAAGCACGCTCTATAGAATCATAGTATTCTACAGCGTAATTAAATGGACTTCCTTTGAAGACAAGCCATCTTCTAATATTGTCGTATACCTTTTGAATCTCCGATTCGCTTCTTTCATAAATCTTACATGGGTTGTTATTCCAAGGAGATCCAATTGCTAATACTTCTGAATTCTTACTAAGAGCAACAGAGTGTCCGAAACGGTCATTGTAAGTTTTGGCATATCCAGCACCAAATATACTTTCTGGATCATCAAAAAGTTCAGATTCGTCGTTAGGTGAAACAATGACTTGAACACAGTTAAAATTATCACGCTCTTTTTCAAACAAGTAAACTCTACCGCCAGATGCAGGAGGAACTTGGAACTCAGTAACAACTGACCCGTGAGTATTGCCCCAGATTTGACCAACACCGCTAGTGATAAAGTTTCTATTTAAAGTAGTGTTAGTAAATGTTGTTGATAAACGACCACTATCAAAAGTATCCTGCATTAACTCAACAGATGTATCCGCCCAGTCTTCAGATTTACCTATGACTGTATGTAAGTGACCGCTTTGCTGAATACCTTGAACAAAGTCAGTAACACCACTAGCAAATGAGTGCTTCTCATAAAAATCTTGGAACTTATCGTATATATTGTAAACTGTGCCATTTTCATCGGCATATTGTAAAGCTCCAGCAGTAGATCCTGTCTGCTCTTTGAACATACCAATAATAGCTGGAATACCACTGTAGGCAGCAGCATTTGGATTACCACTTGGGAAAGCTGTAAAGAATCCATCGAGAACAGTATCGAACATTTGGTTGAATACGACCGGCTGACCAGAAGCAACAAAGTCAGCAAGAGTTCCTGATCCACCAAGTACGCCAGAACCAACCTCAGTTAGAAGATCAAGGTCGTCTAGTCTAGGAATGTATCTGTGTGTAAACCAATCAGACTCATCGGTAGAAATATTAGGATAATCCCTATTGGAGTAGGTTAATTGGAAGACAAGTAGATTTGGCTTAATTTCTGCATACCACTCGTCTGGCCCAGCGTTCCAAGGTGCTGAGAAGTATTTCCAAAGAATATTAAATTTACCAGCCGAAGCAGCAACCTTTTGTAACTTAGGCTTATTGTATGCGAACAGGTCGGCAAAAATCATTCCCGCAGTAGGAACACCAGAAGTTACAAGATCGTCAAACTGTCTTGACCATTTAGCACGAGGTGCTCCAACCGCAATAACTTCTCTGTCACCACTGGCCGACAATGACAATGATTCACCGAACTGTCTACCTTCTTGACCAATCTGCCACTTGTTTCCAGAGATAGAAAAATCACCAAATGATAATAGATTATCTGTTGTTCTCTGGATATAATCTTTTCTAAAGCCAGATGGTAGCATCAACTGCTCTTCCAAGACCCAATCTGCTTTCTTGCCAGCCTCGTCTTGCCCTCTTCGATACAAGAATACAGCACCCGCACCGCTGACTTCTATGTTACCAAAACCACCACCAGATGGATAAACGCCATAGTCAGGAATTGTGATATTAGGTGCGGCAACAGCCATGATATCTTCACTGACAGCAACGTTTTGACCAAATTTGTCACCAATGCTTCTGCCAGACGCAACGATCAAGTCAGAGTCAGAGTAAAGGTTTGCAGAAGGAGGAACACCACCGGCATCGTCACCAATAAGTTTGACACCAGAGAATACAATGTTTCCATTGCAGTCCTCTGTACAGCATCCGCTACCGTCTGCATACCAAGCTGGACCACACATTCCATATTCCCATTCCTCAAATGTTCTTGGGACAGGAATAGCGTCAGTAGAACCAGTAACAATACTCATGGTTGCAAAGTATGGAGTAGAAGGAAGAAGTTGGGTGTACTTCCTTATTCCATAGTAGTTTCCGCTGTATCCTAAACCGCCTTCAAAGTTGATCGCACCAGAATTTGTGTAAGTAGCTTTGGCCCGGAATATTCCACCTTCGTTGCATGTCTCTTCTCTCCAAACAGTGCAGTCTGTTTCAAGTGCGGCATCAACCGCTTTGCTTGGGCTGTCCCCTGTGCAAGATCCATAACCTATTAAGTCTACACCTCTAATCTCATTGTCTGCGGACAGGGAGGCATAAGAGTTATCTTCTAGTTCAATTCCGGTTCCATAGTTATTATTGTGCCACAGTCCAAATGCAGATCCAGCACCTTTAGATCCTACATTGTAACTTGCCGTAACAAGATTAACTGTGCTTGTCAGTAAAGATTCTACTAATGGGTTATGGAGATACAGATTCATGTCTGTATCAATTATGTTTGGAGCATTAATATACAACGGCATAGTAGACGTTGTTCGTGAGCCCGGAATCTGGTTTCTTCCAAACATGCTCAGATTAATAAATCCACTTGCAGCAGTCTCTTGTGTATTCCCAATAGACCTATTATATAGGTACATTGGAATTGATCGGTATATACTAGTTCTATCACCAAGAGATGCAGACATATTCAGATTGAGGAATGGACCCTCTGGGCTTTCACCGAAATCTACATTATAGACAGTGAGAGGAAGACCAAAGATATTCCCGCTGCCATAGTTTGGAGAGTTTGGATCTGAAGTATCTGAATTTCCATCTAAGGAATTGTCTAGTGATCCGAGGACAACTGGTAAGGCAAGTGGCATACTTCCAGAAGCTATATCTGGAATTTGACCACTGACATATAGATTGAATGAGATGTCGCCAGACTGTGGCGGGATGAACAAGTTAAGTGCTTCACTACGCTGGAAAGCACCACTAACATTGAGGTGGAAACCAGAAGGAAGCCCTTCTGAAATAACATCGTAATCAAAAGGAACCTGAATAGTAAGATCTAAGCTGTCATTGACTTCCCTTGGGAAACCACCAATGTTCATATTCAGAGTATTGGACGCAGGATAAGCACCGCTAGAATACAAATTAAATGTGCCACTATTAGCAGTTTTGCAAATATTGACATCCTGCATCCTAACATGCGAAGAGTGCATCTCAAGTCTAGAATCAAACGCTGGCCCAGATGGGTAAACCAAGTCGTACTGAACGAACATTTGATTTACGTCGTCTTTAAAGTATCTTTCTGAGAAGTCTTTTAATCTTGGCTCTTCGGGGAAGACAGTCCAAGCATCAGTTTCTTCACAGATAGAATCGTAATCAAAAACGGATTCAAGTTTGATTAAGCAACTAGACGGTTTAATGTAGTGAGTTTTACGGTTTACAAGTCCCCAGTTTGGTTCGTCTGGAGTCCAATATGGCTCCTGCTTCTTGGTGTAAAGACTAACGATCATCTGAGGTCCAGAAGGCATGATATCAGTACATGCTTCCCACTCTATGCCTGCACCAGTCTTATGCTCAATAACGGTCTCAACAACGAGGGCACGTTCAGAGAATTTGTATCCGACTGGTAGGTTTTTAGTTATTCTTCTATTTACAGCATAGAATGAATCTTGAACGTCTGACAAATGGAAACGTAGGAAATCGTTTTCCATCTGTGTATGATATGCAACACCACTATCTACATTAGACAATAATGGTAAGTCATTGTTTTGTGAGTAACCAGAGCCATGATGATTTAACTCAAAGATAATATGTTCTGCGTTTGGACGTTTTTGCCACTGGTCAAACCCAAATCCAAACTGACACCACTTAAAGTCACCGATAGCCCAATCGTTGTAAGTATCTTCGTTTACTCTGTCCCAAAGTTTATATCTGTCATTAGTATGAGACTCGTCAGGATCAAAGAACTTAGCACGACTATTTTCTAAGAAAACATCTGCGTTAACGCCCTTATAAGTTTTATCTGCACCGGACGCTACAATGTTCGTACCAAATCCGTACAGGGTATCAACACCAGAACTATAGGTAGAGACACCAAACTCACTGACCAGCATATTCATGCCCACGCCAGAGCCAGCAGAATATCCTAAGACAATATTTGCATCGTTTGCATTTTTATGGAACGGAGAAGATGTAGCTCTCAGTACATCAAAGTCAGATCCACCAAATTCATTATCAGTGTAAAGTCTAAGTCTATGGTTGCCATTATCATTATATGTAAGAATAGTATTTAATGGGAATTGATAGCCGCTATACTTGATAGTATCTTTGACTGTTATAATATTACCATTGACATCTTGGGCGTAACCGCAAAGGAATCCATCCTCATAGCCGAGGGCAAAATCCATGTCTTCAGCAGTGCTCCACTTAGACACAATAACGCCACTGTCGAACAGGTCGTAGTCTACTCCAGAAACGTTTGCGTCTGGTGTGAATCTAGTGAAGATAGCAAAACCGCCAGATACATCAACAGGGCCAAAGTCAATATTCTGACCACCAGCTTCACCACTAATTCTAATGACTCTATCAAATGCGTCGGCAATCTTTCCATACAATGGGTTTCCAACAAAGGTTGTAGAACCATTGGATAAAGATGTCCAGTCAGTAGTGGTATAGTTACCGCTGTATCCCGGAAGTTGATCGTTAAACAATGTGCCACTTGCAAATCTCCAACCAATATTATGGTGAATCTCTGGATCAGTCAAGCACAGACCACTGAGAGTACCCAAGCCACTAGGAGAGGATGGACCCATGTCAACAGACAATACATATCTATTTTCTGGCCCAAACGAATCAAACTTGTAGTAACCTGACAAGAATGGGTAGTCTATAGTTGGATTTTCAAAACCAAAACTGAAGGAGTCTAGGTCGTATGGTCCACGAACTGTACCCTCTGAACCTCGCCACCTTCTAGAGTAGTTTGTTTTGATTGTATCAGGCGAACTATAAGCATGGGGAAGACCTGCGATGGCAGAAATTGGTTGATACCCAGAGCCAGCGTTTAGTATGTCATCATAAGATTCCATGCCCGATGGGAACAATGCACCTTCTGATCTACCAGCCTGAGCCTTGCCTATCTTCTCACCACCTTGAGTGTAGATGTTTAGACCGTCTGCTGGTGCATATCTAGCACAAAGCTCTATGTATGCAATAGAAGCACCACTAGGAAGTGGATAAATGTCTAAGTATAAATGTTCCAATAACGAGCTTAGACTATAATCTCTAGATACTCCATACCTTACATTGTCATCAAGAATAACCAAGGGTACTTCATAAAGTTGGAAGTCAGTAGTATTAACCACTGGGTACTGGGCCAATTTGTAATGGTCGTTACCGCTCGCTTCAAAGTAGTCATCTCTCTCAGATAGTCCAGCACCACCCATTGTCCAGTCTGAGTTGTCACCGTAGAAGCCTGATAGAACTGGGTGCTGTCCAATATGGGGCACAAATTGGTCATTTAAGAAAACGCCAGACGGGTCTTGAATAAATCCTCCAGATGGGCTTGTTACATTCAACAACTTGTCGTCGCTGTAACCAACAACATCAAGTACATAGTCTCTGGTGCCCACTTCTTTTTTAGCCAGAACCTTGAGTGTTAAAGATTCTACATTAAAGTAAGGCGAGTCTTCTTGTATCTCTTCTGTACGTTTTTCTACATTAAATGCACCGCTGGGTGAGAACCATATATTCTTTGTGCCCTGATCAAATGCAAAGTCAAAATCACCCGGAGTAATTTCATCTACTTTTGATCTTCCATGCTTAAACTTCAGTATGAGCTTACCAGAGTCAGCAACGTCTCCACCCTCTGCGGTCCGTAGCTTGATGTAACGGTCATCATTTTGAACTTTAAGAATATCAATAAGTTCTTGTGCCCCGCACACATCTTCATTTGTTGCACTAAGAGTGTCGTTTTCCCATATGTTATTATTTACCGCTGGGTATATTGTAGTGTCATATGTATTGAGGGGCATAAAGTTAGGCTTGATACACCTCTCAAGACGCCTACCTTTGTCCCTAACAGCTACTTGGAATGGGAGATAGTTTTCTGGTCTTGGTCCGAATCCGCCACTATTACAAATCTCAACAGCAGAGATTCTAAAACCTCTTGTTGGATTGATAAACCGAACTTCTTGAGTTGATAAAGGTTGACCATCTAGGGCAAGGTAGTTATTTCCACTAGCATAGAATGTTTCGGGAGTAATGTAGTTATCTTCGAAACCCTCGTCAAAACCCTCTGTAAATGGATCATCTAAAGAAACGGCACGCACACTAAAAGACAGTTGGTATCCAACGTCTTCGTGCATGTGGGGAATACCACGTCTTTGCCAGTCGTACCTATCTGATATAGCATTTAATTCTGGCAAAGAAGAGTATGTTGAAAAGTTTTCATACTCGTCGTTAGCATCGCCCTTTATCTGTATGTCATTATACTTTACAATTAAGTTTCCAGAAGGGTCGGAAAGTCGAATATTGTATAATGTATAAAGAGGAGGAGTCTTAGACTCTAGGTTTGATAATGGTGCTGATACACGAATTCTAAACGCAGAATGATCTGGCCTAACATTTAAACTTGTTAGGTTACAATTATATTGGAAGAGGCCCTCTGTATGTATTGTATTCGGCTCAATATATGAATTCAAATCATCTGATAGATTATTAGAGTCGCCGCCATCTTTTGCTGTACCTTCATAAACACCTTCATCAATGTAAGACCAAAGATTACCGGATTGATTGTATGGGGCAATAAACGACCCGAACCCGTCTGCAACAGAAAGGTCGCCAGAAGGATACAGCTTACCCTGACAGTAGAAGTCGCCAAAGTCTCCAGCCATCTTATCTACTGTGTTGTCAAAATCTCCCTCACCAACAACCTGCTGAGAGATAGAATAGTCGGCAATGAGGTCTTCGTCAATCTCTCCATCGCTCTCGATAGACACTAAAGGAAATGGTATCTCTACTGATAATAATCTGGATAGCTCGCCCTCGCCCTCTAGCAAGATATTTCCATTACCAAATGATTTCGCTATAGTTGCATTTGGAGGTGTGGGATGACCTATACCACTGGCAACTACACTGTCAATTTGGGCAGTAGTAAAATCAACATCGCCATCATAAAAGATTAATGCAGAGCCATCAGCGTATGTATTTATGACACTTACTGTCTCTGTAAATGGCACAGCACCAGCTAGACCAGAGATTGTTACTTCCCATCCAGCCTCTACAAATTCACAGCTTTCTGGATCAGAGCATCCACTGATGGTAAAGTACGGACCAGATCCATCCAATACTGTACTAAAATTTGCGGTAAGAGTTTCACCCGGAGAAGTAATTTTAGAATCGTTCTCAAGAGTGGCAGAAAGTGCCCCCTCATTTAAACCAAGAAATGCATCGACTTCTGCACCACCGGGGCAGGTAGCAGATGTCCCCTCGATGCACGAACATTCAAGATTTTTTAAGAATGGTTCCGACATTTATTTATCCTAAAGTACAGAGTCCTTCTTGACTAGATCACCAGAATTATTTGCTTTGTATTTTTGAATCTCATTTCCTACTTCGGTCAACAATCCATCCTTGATATCATCTTTCAAGGTTTCAAGGAATGATGCACCATTGAAGTTAACATTAATATTTGTTGGATCTAAGGCCACATTAAATTTAGTGTTTACCAATTTCTCTACCGTTTCTGCAAATCCTGAGAAAATATTTGTTAAACCCGGAAGTGCGTTAGTAAACACATTAGCAATTCCATCTACAAAACCGCCATCGTTATAGTATCTAACACTACCACCGCCACTCAAAGCACCCGGAGCACTTGCTCCACCACCAGTATTCATTGCCCTTAAAATTTGTAAGTTATTACCTCTATTAACTGCCGCACGATTAACAACAAATTCTCCCGGCGTTAACATGGCTGGAACCGTATCTGTTCCACGAGGAACGAACATTCCTCTACTTGCATAAACAACTCCACCTCTCGCTAACGCCTGTGCTGTCTGAGCACTTTGAACTTCTCCCAACTTCCTGTCAAACGACAACTGAGCAGCATTAATTGTAGCGTCTTGGATTGCTATTTCAGCCTTGGCAAAAGCGGCTTCTTGTGATGCTAACCCACCCAATGCTCCAGCTAGTTCTCTTCCTTCTGCTTTTAATGCTTCTTCTTCTGCTGTCGTACCAGATAATACACCAGTTCCCTGAATTCCGAACCTTTGTAAAGTTAAGTCTTCTGCACCACGGAGTTGCTGGTCAGATAACCCTTGTCCCTGAAGGGTTTTAAATCCAGCACCAAGGGCACTAGCACTAAACAGCCCAGCAAGCCCAGCACTACCAGATGCGAGTGCAGCACCAGCACCAGCAGCGGCCTGTTGATCCAAGAACCCTTCTACATCTCCACTGATTAATTTATCAAGGGCACTTTTCTCTGCGGCATTTTTCTGCTTAACAATATTAAGCTCTTCTTTGAGTAGGGAGATACGTTGTTTTGTAAACTGAATTAATGCCTTGTTTGCAGCTTGAGCTTCTGGTCTCTTGTCTGCGGCAAATCCACCAACACCTTGGAATGGACCGCCTTTTTGTAGACCTGCACCAGCAGCCAATGCACCGCTAATAACTTGATCTGTTTGATCTGCGAATGTCTGACCAATTTGAGCAGCAACAGCATTGATATCGGCAGCATCTCCAGTTGTAAGCTGTGCCCCTAAACCACCTAGTCCACCAATATTATTAAACTGAGCAATTCTAGCTCCCAACTGTTGCTCGCCGGTTAGCTTGGAGCCACCAAATGACTCAAACACTTTAGCTGCTTCTAGCTGTGTTTCAATAGCTTGGTTTGCAGCAGCGGCAGCTTTTTGTTCTAACTGTTCGCGATCCGCATACAACTTTGTCATGGTCGCATTGTGCTGCGACTGAAGTTTTACTGCTTCTCGGAAACCTTTAGATAATTCTTGACCATCTGCTAGAATTTGCTGAGTGAGTGCATCTAAGTCGGCATCACTAGCATCGCCCTCAATACCGGCAACATTTTTACGAATCACTGCTTCAAGTTTGGTTTTGGTTGCATCGTCTGCTTTATCTGGAATAGCATCAAGCAATGCCTGTTCAAGCTGCTTTTTTCCTTCATCACCTTTTGCAAGTTCTAGACCGCCTAATTGGGCAGCAGCATTTAGACCAAACTTGTTAGTTGCTCTTGCAACATCAGCCTGACCACTAATAGAGGCGGCTAATGGAGATCCAGCAGGTAAAGAAGACAATAGTGCAGCTTTGGACTGATTGATTGCATCGGTAGCATCAACGCCCAGTTTTCCACTAGCATTGTCTAATTCTTCAGATAGTAGAGCCAAACTATTAGCACCAGTTTCTAACCCAGCAACTAGTTGGGCGGAAGCATTAGCAGCAGCACCAAAAGCTGAAACGATTTTGGTTGCATCAAGGTTTGCTTTGTTTAATTCTTGTTGAGCTTTTCTATTTGCTTCAATTGTGTCAACTTGTGCCAATAATTCTTTTCTTAGTGCTTCGTTACCACCAGTAAGGTTAATAGCTTGCTGTCTTAAGTCAGCGACACTTACGCCTAACCCATTAAGTCTCTGTATTTCGGCTCTGGTTGCTGAATCTATTGCTTTATTTGCTTTGTCTCTGGCTGGTCCTGTAAGGTCTTGAGCTTCTGCCCTAGCTGTGGCAAATGCCTCATTAACACCAGACAGTGCCTGACCTACATTTTGACCGCCCTTAATTTCTTCTGCTGAAGACCCTTGTCTAGATTCAATAAATCCAAACGCACTTTGGAATTGAGCTTGTTCTTTTTTCTGTGCTCTTCTTTCTACAAACCCTTCTGGATCAGAAAATGCTTCGATAAACCCTTGAAGAGTGAATACTTCACCAATTGAACTAGCAACAGAGGCTTTACCAGCAGCTTCGACTGCACCGGCAATATTATCACTGGCTTTAGCTTGCTCTTCTGCACGCTTGAACCACTGCTGGAACCCATCGGCAATTTGACTACCAACGGCAGCAATGGCAGCGACAGCAGCAACTCCACCGGTAATAACGCCACTAGCACGACCAATACCCCTCTTTAGGGCACCACCGGCTCTACCAATACCCCTCTTTAGGGCACCACCGGCTCTACTACCAAGGTTTCTGATTCTTTGAGCTAATCCACTTATAGCTTTAGCAGTGGCACCTACAGCTTTAGCAGAACCCTTCACGATTCTGGTAAAAGCGGTTTGCTTGTTTATAAATTTAACAACCCCAACGGCTCCTCGCCCAAAACCACCTGCTAATTTGTTGGCACCATCTTTAAGTTTTTTAGCTCTTTCACCAACACGACCAAGTGCTTCTCGTGCCGCTTTGAGATTCTTCTCGCCTCCAATAAGTTGGACACCAAATTTCTTAAGCCCCTCAGTTGCATTTTTTGCCTCTTTAACTACTTTATTTTTTACGTTTGTTCCAAATGCACTCAATGCAGTCTTTGCTTCGTCAGCTTTTTGTGCGGCATAGCCAAAACCTGCTATTGCAACGTTTTCAATTGCACTTCTAGCCTCTTTAGCTTTTTTGGCTGCATCGGCTGTCGCAGCGGCTGCTGCCTGCTCCTCTTGTTTAACCTTCTCTAAAGCTAATTGATATAAGTCTGCTTGTGCTGTTGCAGAACCAGCAGCATCGGTTGATGCAGCTATCTTATCATCTAAACTTTTTATTTGCTCATCTGCTTTTGCGGCAGTTGCATCTAGTTCGGCTATTTCCGCTTTGAGTTGTTGTATTCCCGGAGCATCTTCAAAAACTGTTCCTTCAAACGGCTCAATTTGTTCCCGTTTTTGGGTCGCAGTCAACTCAGCGAGCGATTTTAACCCCTCAAGCTGCTTCTTGTCAGAACCAAAATCTTGTACATTTTGAAGCTCTCGTGTAGATGTAGCTCTAAGACCTTCAATTTCCCCACTAATTTCTGATTTCTCTTTTGCAACCGCCACTGGGTCATTAAAATTAATACCCGATTTTTCTGGTGAAAAAGCCCGATCCACGAATTCCTGCTCGGAAAGGCCCGACGCCTTCACCGCATCGGGGCTTAAAGCCTGCTGCCCCCCTTGAACGTTTACAACTTGTGCATTGATGTCAGTTTCTTTTTGAGCATTGGCAGCGTCTTTTGAAGATTGGGCTAGATCTTCAGTAGCATTAGTAGCTTCCTCACTCTTTTTGGTAGCGTCTTCTGTTCCAAAAGCCCATTCCTTAATAGCTTTATTTGCTTGGAACGCAAGAACACCAATAGTGCCAACCTGAATCAGTGCCTTGAGACCATTTTCTAAACCAATAGTCCAAGCAGCTTGTGCATTAGTAGCCTCAAGACTTTTGTCACCAAGTTTTTCAACGGCGGCTGTAGCCGTTGCAGCAACGGTACTAAGAATAATAAGACCCGAACCACCAAAACCGCCACCACCAGCAGTGCCGCCGTTAGCAAACGTTTGAACAGCACCGCCTTTAGCAAATCGAGCAACGCCCGTTTTGTTCATGCTGTTAAGATTGCCGTAACCGATGCTCTGTGCGGCTTTCTTATTTACGACAAATTCACCCGGAGTCAGAAGGGCTGGAACGGTATCACCAGAACCGGGGATGCCTCCACCTTTGTTTCTTTTTAGCCCTGATTTTAATTTACCATCTGGACCAGCTTTAAAACTCTTAACCAATCTAACACCAGAAGATGAAGTATAACCAAAATCATTTAAATCATTTTCTGTTTTCTTAAGAATACCTTTGGTGAACTCGCCCCTAGCTCTTTTACCTTCTGCTTTCTTTATTTTTCTAATTCTTGGATCTGGTCCAAATAACGCTTCTAATTTATTGATTTTTCTTGATAAAGAACTACTAGGAAAATCGAAGTTGGTTTTACCACCAGCAGCAATGGCACCTGTTAAGGCACCGACCATACCTTCAAACAAATAACCAGAAACGGTAGAAACTACAGATTGGTCATCGACAAGACTTTTCTGAACCTTAGATAAGAGACTGGTATCAACTTTGAATTCAGGTTTTAAGTCAAGGAGCTTTTTCCTGTCTACAATTCCAACTGTTCTTTTTATAGCTTCTTTTAAACCCTTCTTAGCTCCCCTATCAGCAGCTTCGTTGTATTGAGAGTTCTTCTTTAGATCTCCAGCGGCAGGGTAAAATTCTGGGAACCCCGCATTAGCGTCTATTTGTGCTGGAACGCCTCTTGCTAAAAGTTGCTTAGTAGCTTTGGGGTCTAAATTTTGATTCGCCGCTAATCTACGAATTGTTTTTTCATTTGTAAAAGTAAATTTATATGGATTATTGGCTCCAGAGGGTACAAAACTAGAGTCTTGTCTACCTGCTGGGTTAAGAATAAATCCACCGATTCTGTCTTTTCTTAATGCTAACTTTAATGGGTCTTTTACTGTGAAATTTGATATGTCTCTAGTGGTTCTGAGAGGTGCTTTCACTCCCCTACCAGTTGTACCGTTATTAAAACGATTCTCATTCATCGCCTGTAGTGTGCCAGCACCTAACTTCTGGGCACTACTTTTCTTGATAACAAACTCGCCCGGAGTAAGCATAGCAGGTACAGTATCTCTGTTGCCCTGCCCCGGAACGAAACCTCCCCTAGCAAACTGTTGGATAACACCGCCCTGATTTTTACCCAGACCTCTAAGGGCAGAGCCAGCACTAGAAGCAAAGCTACCAAGACCCCTAGCAAATTTAAAGGCAGCAAGGGCACCGATTAGGGGAATAAGTGGCCTTATAGCATCTGCCACCTTGATAAGAGCACTCGCAACTTCTAAAGCAGTACGAGCGAACAATTGGAAAGAGTCACTTCCAGCAATACCACGAACTAAAGCGAGAAACTCTTCTTTGACCTTGGTAATTTGAACAGCTAATGCCTGCTGTGCTTTTTCTGCATCTGCGGATAAACTATTCTGCCCCTCTTGTGCCACATTAAGAGCATCAACAGCAAGTCCGTACTGCTGAATAAGCGGGATAACCTTACCAATCTGACGGAAACCACCAAGTTCTTCTGCCACTCTAACAAAGGTAATATCACCCTGTTCAAGACCAGCAAATGCTTTGTTAAGCTGTTCTACCGCTTTTAACGGTCCAATAAACTTACCATTAACATCAAGAAGTTCAACACCAAACTGTCTAAGAAATTCAATCGTCTTTGGACGCTGAATACGAGTAAAGATAGTACGCAAACCAGTTGCAATACTTTCAGAACTTTCACGAGTCGTAGCACGAACAGATGTGAAAAGTGCGAGCAATTCTTCTAGCTCACCACCCGCAGATTTAAACACACCACCAAACCTACGAACAGCAGAAATCAAGTCACCAGACTCAACGGCAAACTGACCAGCAACTGCATTAATAGCACCAAGCTGTTTTTCCAGCCTACCAACGCCGCCCTCAAACTGAGCAAGAATAGCAACCGCACCTTCTGCGGTTTTATTGATATCCTCGAACGTCGGGGCAAGCGTGGTTTTAGCAAGTGCTTCAATAGCGACCTTAAGATCACCGGCCTTAATACCAGCCTGAGACAGAATTCTAGCTGTACTTAACAACTCTTTACTAGAAGTACCTAAAGTTACAGATAATCTAGTAATAGTTTGTTCAAGACCTTTCAAATCTTTTACTGTTTTACCAGTGACCTGAGCGATCTTGACAACCTCACGTTGGAAGTCGATAGCTTCGTCTACGGCGTTTGCAAGACTATTAGTGAATAGACTAACGGCACGACTAGCGACGGTAAAGGCAGCAAAACGTTTAATGGCTGAACCAAAAGATCTGCCCATAGCTTCAGCAGCCGATGCAGCCTTGTTGGTTGCAGCGGTTACTTGATTAATTTGTTTTGTAGCCTGTGCAGCAGATTTCACAGTTACAGGGATCTGAACACCCTTTAACTGGTTTTGAATCTGGTTTACTACCTTACTAGCGTTTCTAGGTGCTTGTAATTGAAGTTGTGCAGTCAGTACAAATTGAGCCATATTTTACCCTTAGTGTAAATTTAGACTACACTATCCAATCTAACTTTCCGTATCAGTCTCTTCTGTTTTAGTCTTTCTGGTTCGTCTCTTTTGTTTAGGTTTGTCCAGAAGATCGTTTTCGTATTCTACAATCTCATAACCACCATCTTCAGACAACCTGTTACCTTCTCTATCTACCCTGTTACCATCTTCGTCAAGATAATAACCATCTTCGTCAATTCGTTTACCCTTGGTGTCAATTAAATGCTCTGGATTGTTGGGGTCAACCAAGCTCAGATCATCATTAACGAGGTTAAATTTGGTAAGAAATTTATTCTCTGGTAAGTTTTTCTCAAAATTACTATCTAAGTTGTAAAGCATCCTACCTAAGAGGCTTGCTGCTTCAAATGCGATTTCATCCGCACTCTTATTATTATACTCATCATAGTCTTTATACACGGGTTTACCGTCTTTATAAAAAGTACAGTGAGCTACAAGGAAGTCAAATCGGGCGTTATCTGCCAAACTGTCGGCAGTATTCTCTTCTAGCCCAATTCTCTCTGCAATTAGGTCTCTTAGATCAGAGCGTTTTCTCCTGATTTCAACGGCAATGTCCCTACCCTCTGAAACCTTTGGCTTTTTACCATTTTTGCCAAACGAAAGCTCTTTCTCCAAGTTGACAATTGCTTGTGTGATTTCTTCTTCTTCTTTATCTTTCTTATCGTCCCAGATGCCACGTTTACGCATCAGAACAGCAAGTTCTTTTTTAGTGAGAATTTCGTCTTGGATACACTGATTCCAGACCTTAGATTTATGCCTATCTGCCTTTTTGATAATATCGTTATTGGGCTTCTGCACATAAATCTCTACTTCTCTCTTTTCTCCATTTTCTGCTTCGATAGTTACCTTGCCTTCCATCTTATTCTTAATCATTTTGTTCTTCTCCTGTCTTTCTTGAAATAACCGGCATACTGGTTTGATACCTTAGCCATTTAACCTCGTACTGAGCCAACTCTGCGTCTACATTCCTAGACTGAGTGTTTCCCTTATCCAAAATTTCAGATCTAACTTTCTGAAAAGTATCATACATAATCTTCTGCTCTGGTGACATTCCTCCGTCTTTAGATGTCCATAAAAAAGCAAAATGGTCTTCGATAGAGCTTAACGCCCCAATCATCGTAGTTTCCACTTTCTTTTTAAGAATTTTACTTAATCTATCCCGTGAATCTTGTTTAAACTTATCTTCCCTAACGCTTTTATATTCCGACTGCTGCCTGATTAAATCGTCAAAATTTTCCATTTTTATCTCCTTGTTGAATCCTTGAACATTTGACGCTGCTGATTCTGAATCTGTATCTTCCTATCATCAAAATCAAAGTCCGTCGCTTTTCCAAGTTGTTTTGCTTTAGCAATTCTTTGCTGTCTTACAATATCTCCCCCGATTGAATTCATGTTATGAATACTTTCTGCTTCTTTTTTAGAATCAGTAAATATCATTACTTCATCGGCATTTGCTATTTTTGCGTTGGTCGTTTTTGCTTCCAATTCTGACTTGGCTTTTTCACTTGCCTGCTTCTTTCTTTGTATAATAAACCAACCATCAAGCATATCATCGTCATTTATTACATCTTCAGTTGGGCAGTCCATAGACTCCTGAATGTTGTCATACATGTTTGCCCAGATTAAAATTCCCTTCTGCTCGTTTGACAATGTTCTACTTGGATCATTCGCAAATAGCGGCGAGTGATCCTTTGCATACCAAGCTAGTCTCCAAGGGTCATTTCTTGCTAATTCTCTTAACTGTTTTTCATTAAGTTGTGACTGGTTAAATTGATAATAAAGATCACCTATGTCTACATCTTTAAAATCTAAAGGTTGTGAGCCAACAAAACAACATCTCTCAAAGAGAAACATCATTTTATCTTGAGATGCTAACCCCTCACACGTCTTTGAAAATAACTCGTCTTTTTCTGCCTGCAACTTAGCGAGGGCTTTTTCAGTGGCCCTCAGATAAGTTCTAGCAGTCTCTCTTAGCTTTTCCTTGCTTCTTGCGTTGAATATCTCTACTTTTAGCTTTTCTATGTTCCCTTCACAAGCCTTGATCTTATCTTCATTTTCTTGAGACCATAAGCCCCTGTCCATCATCCAATCAAACATCTCATCTTGAGTCATGATCTCATCAGATCTAGCCTGATCAAATGATTCCATGAAAATTTCATTAGATAGATATTCGTCCTCCAGAGTTGGATTTAACACCCTAACTCTTACATTTCCTAGTTTGAGATTTAAAAATCCTGATCTTATCCTAGATACAAAATACTCCCGTTCATAAGTATTCATAGGAACCTCACGATACGGGAGTAGTTGAATTTCATATTGTCTTTTCCTTTCCTTTGCTTACCAACGTCACTTGCTATCCTAAAATGCTATCGCAAGTTGATAAGCGTGTCCACTAACAATAATCACTTGTTAGTATTATAAACTAGCTACAAGATCACTTGGGAATGGTCCTGATCCAGCATCGTTTGCAAGTCCATTGGAATCAAATCCAGCCCCTAATGTAATTCCGCCAAAACCAAGTAGTCGTTGGTTCAGTCGATCCTGAACGTCCAACTGGTTGAAGTTAGAGAAACTGTAGGTACATGATACGTTACCACCACCAGCGTCACCACCACCATAACTTACCGAAGACAATTTGTTCTTGTTTCCGAGGTCAAGTCCGAGACCACCTCTCATGAACATGAAGATAACTTCGTTGGAAACGTTGTTACCAGAGTCGATAGTAGCATTGAGGTTTGGATCGCCAAATTCATAAGCGTTTACAAAGTCACCTGAAGTGGTAATAGCTTCAATTTCACAGGTAACTTCAATCGGGAAGTTAGCGGGTCGGAAGTAAGGGGTTTTACGTCCCAACTCAAGAATATCTTCACGACTAAAGTCTGTACTACAAGTGAAGTTCTGAACGTGAATTCGAGGAGTACCATCTGCATTAGCAGCATTACCATATCCAGAACCGACAACACCATTGATAGCAGTTGGAAGAATACATCCACTAAGGATAACGTCTTCACGTCGTTGAATACCACCAGATGCGGCACCTGCAACACCAAAGGCTTTAGGTGAGTCTGTACCATTGAAAGCTGCAACGTCGCCATCTTTGATGAGAACATCTGTACCGGTCAGCCACAATTTATTATTACCAACCAGCGTGACAGATTCAGTTGCATTTCCATCAACTGGAATAGTGTAACTAACGGACGAGATGAACATACCAGAGCAGTAAACTTCAACTTCTGCATCTCCGGGATCTGTACCAGTGCCAGCACCTTCTGCACTAGCCACATTGTTGGCCTGAGCGTCAAAGATACCAAGACGAAGGTCACATTTCACATCTGATCGGGCGGCGAGGCCACTATTCGCCGTTCCAGCAACGCCAGTAGACGCCATGTGATAGATCAGTGGGTGTCCATCAATAACCTTTTCCAAGGTTACTTCTACGTCTGGAGTACCTTCGATGTTTTCATAAATTTCGATTTGTGCAAGCTCAAACGCCTGTTCCAAGTTGAAGTTTGTGGTCATTCCAACACTCTGGACACCATGAACCATGTCTCCGACTTCAACACTGGCAGAGCCCTCGTTGTTGATAGAGACCGCTTGGCAAGCGTAAAATATTCTATTGTTTTGGGACATTTAAATCTCTCCTAATTTGAAAATGAAGATTTTCTATTGAATTATACACATAAATTCCTAGATATTTGATTTTATTCCTAAAGTAGTAAACCTGACAATCCCTCCAAACAAATCAGGAGTTGTCATATCCATATTCTCTACGATAGTGTTCTCCATGCGGAAATTACCCCCATTATAACTTTCTATAATTTCTGGATAAAGTAACGCACTTGGATTTGGACTTCCGTAACTATTTAATGGATATTTATCCTCTGTATGTAGCTTGTCGCTGTCAATAATTTGAATACTTTTATCATTTTGCAGAGAAACTATGTCTACAAGCATATTTCTTGTTTGTTCGTCCTCTGCTATGCAGTGAGCAATAATATCAGTATAAACCCATTGACCGCCACCAAGTTGATAACCTTTAAACCGCCTCACTGGTACTATTTCAAAAGCTATGGCTGGTAATTGTAATCTGGATTCTGGGGGTATATCCCAAGATCCCGTGCTAACATCATAAAAATTGCTAGTTGGTTGCAAGGTATCTGACTGTATCTCCCTGAGCCAAGGTACATTATTTGAATAAACAACATTGATGAATTTGTAAGAATATTCCGCTTGGACAACAGATCCTGTTGGAATAGGCGAATCAAAAACAACCCTGCCGTTAAAATAATCAATATAATGTGAATACTGTCCTACCCCAGAAGTTGGTTCAAACTGGTCGTTGATGTAAACGCCGGAAATTCCCGGATAATCTACATTTGTGCCGACAATAGGGGCGTCTAGGTTTACACCTGAAACACCGCTTTGCCAAACCCAATTCTGACGAAAACCTTCCCATACTTGACCAGAGGCGAATGAATCATTTGAGCTAAGTCTCAATCGACTCATATCCTGCCCGTTGGGGGCAAGCTCACCCTTGGTCACATTAAAATAATTTCCTTTCTCAAGAAGTGCCCAATCAAAATATTCGACTAACGCATCTTGAATATTATTGTTTAGGCTGTAATCTTGTATACTATCAAAGCCCTTCAATCCATAATAATTAGGCATTTAACGCTCCCCTAAGTATGGACGAAAGTTCTTTCTCTCTACCCTCTAATGCTCTTGATATAAAATTGTCTTCTGTTGTTCCAGCAAACTGAGGTGGGACTCTCCAAGCCTTTCCAAGTCTCATCGTTCCACCACCAGATCTACCAGAATTGTCTGGAGAATACGAATAACCGGAAACTATAGTCGTAGACCCTCTTGTTAATAACCACTCCAACCAAGGCAATGAACCAGATAATGCTGGAATAAAAGCCTCTGGAAGAGATAAAATGTTTGCAAAGTTGTCTGGCTGTAAGTAAAATACAATACCGCCAGATAGGTTGCCCTTTACTGTTTCAAACTCTACAGATATAGAATCGGAAACCGCAGAGACTATGGCCGCAACTGCTTCAGGTGCAGTTCCAGCTACGAACCCAAATTGTGCATTTAGACTCCCAAAAACCCCCTGATCTAAAATGCTCTCAATCTCTGGCTGCTCCCTTATCCATTGTGGAACAAGAGATTTAACCTGATCTTGAGCCTTTTTTGTATTCTTTTTTAAATTCTTGTTTAACTCTACTGAAAGAGCCTCATTCATCGCTTTTGAAATCTTAGCAGTAGAGTCAACCAGTTTTACTGTTAAAGTCATGATGCTCTCTGCCAAAAACAACCAAAGTAACGATTTTGCCTTAACCCCATTGGGAAAGGCTCTCCAAATTTAGTAAACTTAAAATGTCTCAGTTCCTCGATATTATCATGTACAAGTAAATATTTTGCCCTCATAACCTTGTCCAGATCAGAAGCAAAAAATATTGTTTGTATACTGTTGTCAGGAACTACAATATCTCCACCAGCTTTGACCCAACTTTTGCTATCCCAGTAAACCTTTAATCTGATGGTCTCTTTCTTCTCGACTTCTTTAAATGTTTTCTCACCACGCTTATAGTTATCAGACCGTCTTCTGTGAGCATTTACAGACTTATTGTATGGTATATTGTCAAAGGTATCAGATATCTCTTCAACCTTTTCTGTAAATACCAATTGGCAGTCAATACCAAAGATGTCATTGATTGTTGAGTCAATGATATCGTAGTATTTCGTAAATACGCTTTCTGGGATATTAATAGGCATTTTAAAACTCTATTATGAGGCACCACCACCATAGTGTTCGTCAAACCTGCCGCTCGTTCTAACGTTCATGTCGCCAGAAGCTACGAATTGGTTTACATCTGGAGCACGAGATTGTGAATTATCTCCAGATTCAAACACTAGAGTGACTAAAGAGCCATTCTGTATTCCCGCTGCTGCGGTCGTTACAGGTCTTACTGCATCTTGTGCTGGCATTTTATCTCTCCAAGTTTATATTTAACTGTCTAAAAAATTAAAAGGTTGTTGTCGAATCAATCTTATACCAAACATTATTTTGAACAAACGCTATTCCAGTTCCGAGTGTGGTAGAACCATACATCGCTATTGTACCATCTTCCCTTGGTATTTCATTTGACCCTGCATCCACAAGCTGTGTGGAACTTCCAGATCCAGTTTTAGTCAATGCTTTTGGTATTCTGAGCATACCAAATTTATTGATGATTTCATTTGTTGTTGAGTATTTTGTAGTGGCCCCAAGGCTGTACGGCCTATATTCAGTTCTAAGCAAACTGTTCAATTGGTCTGAGTCTCCAATGTTTCCATCTTCCGGGTGAAGATTTAATTTCAGTGCAAACTCGCCTTCGCTTACAGGGGTCAATGTTAGTGCAGACGTACCTCTGATATCGCTGAGATCTCTTCCGTTAGCTGTTCCATAGTTGTCTAACTTAAGACCGACATGAATATGAGCACCAACATCTTGAATACTGCCCTGAATTCCAAATCCGATATCCAACAATGAAACATCGTGGTCATCAGCAAAAAGAAAGTCTCTACTTGCAGAAGCACTACGGTTAGATAGCGAGATAGAATTTCTCATTCCCTTACACTGGTCTCCAGCGTATGGTCCGATAAATATTGAATTGTCACACAGGTGGGTCTGTCTTCCTGCATTGGTCCCGATGGCTACAATGTTAGTAGCTAAATTTGATGTGCTATCTCCAGATGCCGCTGTACCTGCATTGTCACCAATAATGACACATTTTTCGAGAAAATCAGTGCTATCTCCAGTGGATCTACCGATAGAGATAGTGTCATAGACATGTTCGGAAAATGCACCAGCATTATAACCAAGGTTTATACAGTATGCCATATTGCTGGAATTATAACCAGCGGCTTCACCTAAAGATACAGAACTAGTAAAGTAATCAGCAGAATATCCGGCTTGTCTACCGATATTTATGTTGCGATAGCTATTTGTTTGGACATAACCAGCGTCACTACCAATATCAATCATCTCTCCCGAACTGGAATTCTGGTTCGAACCCGCTAGGTAGCCAATAGATACGGATTTTTCAGAAGTACGAGTTGTGGTAGTTGATGAAGACTGCTCTCCAGCCTGATACCCCATAGCAACATTGTACTGACCTGAACAATTGGCAAGAGACTGCCAACCTACAGCAATACTGTAATCGGTGTCAAATTGCGGTTCACTAGAAAAGGCTTTATGACCAAGGATGACCATGCTATTGCGATTGCCTTGTTTGTTGGCACCAAAGGCTTCAGCACCAATTACAGTAACGTAGTCATCAGTGGTGTTGGCGGCACTTGTACCGGCACCGGAACCAATAATAATCGAACCTACACCACCCTGAAAAGAACCAAGGCTCTCTTCATCAGCACGAATTATAATTCTACCACCATTATTGGGGAAATTCAAATGCTTCAAGTTACCAGACCCGTTTGGGTCCATGATATGGAAGCCATCTTGCGTGATAAGGCCGCTTGTTCCAAGGGTTTGCGTAAGACCAGCCCTAGCAAACTCACCAGAAGCCCATTCAGCAACACCGCTGATAGCAATTCCACTGGTAGTATTTTCTTGAATTTGACCAAGAAGATAATTGCCCGAATTATCTATAGTGTCGGAAAGAATACCAGAAAGTGTGTTTGCACCAACTTTGAAGAACTGGCTTGCAGGATCGTAGTCTACCGTAACGCCAGAAACACCGCTGATCGTAACTGTTTGACCATTAGAAATGATATCATCAGCAGTAGTACCGGCGGTCATATTAAATGTATAATTATTATCAGGATTGTAGCCGATAACAAAAATACCACTACTGTTTGTTCCATCTGTTTGATTATCAAAGTCTATGGTAACACCGCTAACACCAGACATAGCTAGTACGGCACCATCGTCCATAGTCTTTGGATCGTTCGCACCTAATGATGTGTCAGCACCGCTAGATACAACATCGAAGGTGTACAGAGAGTTTGTGATTTGATTTTGAAGAACACCAGATAAGGTTCCTGCATCAACTATGATCTGACGATTGCCAGAATCAATCTGTGTATCTACATGAATACCACTGAATAAGATCGTTTGACCGGTCGTGATCTCAACCCCAGAGTCGGCAGTATCATCAATTTGAGCACGCAAATCAAAACTATTAAATCCACCACCAACACTAAGGGCACTACCATTCCACTTGAGAGTACCACCCTCATTGTATAGTTTATTAGTGATACTGTCTGGAAGATGTGGATCTAATTTAAGACCACCGCTTGGATGCATAAATCCACTAGAAATAACATCTCCACTATTAGTAATGTGGTAGATAGAGGTTCCATCGCCCGACTGTAAAACCATGTAAGGTGTTGCAGATCCAGAACCTTGATGTTGAATAATAAATGCAGCTTCGTCAGCATCAAATGGTCTAACAACAAGCGTGCCACTTGGTGAAGCGTCATCAGGTTTTCCAACGGCGACTCGATGAGAAGATTGATCACCTACGATGATTTCAGCAATATTTACTTTGTTACTGGCTTCGTGAGTCAAGAA